AAGGAAAGGCTTTCCCGTCAACCAGCACTCCCTTTAGATGAGGCAAGACGTTTTGACGATTCTGATGTTGTCAGAGATTTATTTTGTCCAGATAAAAGCTATGACCATGTCTCTGATCTTTGCTGGGCTCTCAAAGAGAATGGTTACATTGACTGTTATCCAGGTGATGACTTAGCTGATGATATAAGCATTTCAGACAAAACAATCATTTACATGGAAAACCGGGTTAAAAACGGAATTAGAGACGTTGCTTCGTTTCTAACCTCTCTTATTCCGTAACACTCCACAAATGACAAACACCAGTGATATATAAGCAATGAAAGCAATATTTTTTATTTTGCGTTCATTGCTTGATGTCCTTTCCCATATCCTTGCTCTGTCGCTTCTACTAATATCGTTGTTAAATTTAACCCTCTCCCATACCGCTCTGATATTATTAAATACAAACTGTTCTCTTTCATCCCTTCCGTCCTCTATTGTACCCGTATGATACTGGTATGGAAATTTTCCACTCTTCCAATATTTCTGTGAAAATTCTTCTGTTGTTAATTTCCTATCCGAAAACGATGTATCTTTTCTCACCTCTCTCACCCCCTTTCTGTTTCTATGAATACATGCTTGTCCTGCTGCCACCTCCTGGCATATAATGAATGTGCGACCAATCTTTAAATGAAAGGAGGTGAACATCATGTACAGCGTAACAATTTACGATACACAGAAAAAAAAGTTTAAAACTTATGAGCATATACATACAATCAAATATTTTTCCCTTTTACAAAAATGGGAAGTATTTACAGATGATAAAGAAATCCTCAATCATCCTTTCCCGTGCCTATGTAGTTATCAGCTCATTAGTGATAATGCAAATTATTGTATCGATAGATCCATTATTGGCTCCATTGAAATTAAACGCAAAATTTAGGCTTCCACCTCTATGTGTATTTTCACATAGGGGTGTCTCCTGTATATTTCCATTATTCTTTCTTCAATAAACTCATTCATTAATGGAATGATCTCCGGATTTTTAAACAAAATAATTATCTCTAATTCTTTATCATTACCACCCTGATCACCGCACTTGTCTGGATGCCGTTCAGTATTTTCCTTTAGCATATTTATTTCATCCAATCCTTCATGAGTATCATAATCATCTTGAACTTTCTCTTGATAAGATTCTAACCAATCGTTAAGATATTTTTTTCTTTTGGATTCTTCTGAATTCCTCTTTTCATTTAGATTTTCTTCCCTTAAATATTCCCGTATTTCATGTAATAGTGCCGTTTGATATGTTATTTCTTTTCCTATTACAGAATCTGGATCAATACATACATATTTCTTTTTCTCTTTTTTCAACCTCTTTTTTTCCTTTTTAGCCTCTTCCAGCTTCATCCGCTCAAATCTTGCAATCTGTTCTGAAATGTTCATCTCTCTCACCTCCTCTCTTGTTGTTTCTGTGCTCATTATATGTCATTAAAACACTATTGTCAATAATTTTTTTGTTGTTTAAATAGCTTTTTGTTGTTTAAATAGCTTTTTCTCTTGACTTATACTATTTATATGCTTATAATAAATTCCAAAAGGTGGTGATGATAATTTGAACGAACGAATTAAAAAATTAAGAAAAGCCTTAGATTTAACGCAACAAAAGTTTGCCGACAAATTATGCGTAAAACGAAACACTGTCGGACAATGGGAAATCGGACGGAATGAGCTTACAGATTCCGCTATTCTATCTATTTGTAGAGAATTTAATGTTAATGAAGAATGGCTCCGCACTGGCGAAGGTGATATGTTCGAAGAACTGACCGAGCATCAGAAGGTCTTAAAATATACCGGCCTTCTTTTGAAAGATAAGGACTCAAACATAGCAACTGCCATTCAAACCCTGATCGTTACATATGAGCAATTGGACGATACAAGCAAAGCAGCATTGGAAAAAATAGCACTGCAGTACATAAACAACTTAAAAGGAGCCAGTGACCCAGCCCCTTCTATTACTTCGAAAGATAACTTTGAATGAATATCAGTACGTCTCTTACTCTTTCTGGAGACTCCTGTTTAAGTAATTCAACAATAATTTTAATGTCCTGTTGTTTTTTGTACTCTTCGCCACTCATATGTATTACCTCCACTTTGTATTATACTAAGTAGACAAGCGGATACGGTAAAACTTATGCATATGCTGGTAATCGTCCACTATAGTGGACACTTATTTGTAATCTGATTCATAAAGGCTTTCTATACTGATTTTGAGTCCTGCTGCCAGCTTTTCCAGTGTACAGATCGTTGGATTTGATATTTCGGTCATAGTCTTTTGGATCGTTGACTTTGACACTCCTGTCAGGATAGATACCTGACGAACTGACAGCTTCCTTTTCGACATTATTTTGTATAGTATTATTTTCATAGAATAATTGTAAATCCAATTTTTCCAGAAGTCTATCAAAAGAATGCTGCATAGAGCCATATATACATAATATGAATAATGCTAACAGCGAAATTGTTACCATGTAGACTTTATATTTTAAACGAAGGAGGATACCATATGTTAGAAAAAAAAGATTTAGAAATGTTAAAGGATGTCATGGAATCTATTGTCCAGGAATCTGAGAGCAGAATGATCGGCCGTATCCAGGAATCTGAGAGCAGAATGATCGGCCGTATCCAGGAATCTGAAAATAAAATGGTCGGCAAAATGGAGGCCCTTATCCATGAATCTGAAAATATGATTCTCGAAGAACTGGATAGGGTGCAGATCAATCTGGAAAAAAGGATCGATAAGATAGAAAAGAATTTAGATGAACTCAACCAATATTATCGCATTACTAAACTTGAAAACGATAATACTGCGATCCTCTTAAAAATGATCAAGGATCAGTCAAAAACGCTTGAAGACCAGGCGAAAATGATTCAAGATCAGGCAAAAATGATTCAAGACCAGGCTACATCAATTGATGCACTTTCTAAGAGAGTCGATACTCTGGAAAATGGTAAAAAAACAGCATAGCTATGAGTAACATAAAATTATTAATAAAAAGACGGCCACTGCACCAACAATGACCGTCCTTAGATTCACTTATCCCCAGCAAAAGCACGGCGATAAAATGATCCCTTCTCAAGTTTCATTTTATCACGAAACCGTGCTTTTGCATAGGTTTTATTTTTATACTTTTTTATAGTAATGATAAAATGAAAGAAGGTGCCTTATGCATTTTGCTACGTATGGACGTAAATCTGTCTACTCTGACAAATCTGATTCTGTTGATAACCAAGCACGGATGTGCCGTGAATATGTTGATCTCCGCTTTTCCGGAAAAGTGGATTCCTTCGAATGCTACTCTGACGAAGGCTTGACAGGAGCCAATACAAACCGCCCCGGTTTAAAACGCCTTCTCTCTGATGTTGCTGACGGGCTTATAGATGCCCTGATCGTTTACCAGCTTGACCGCCTGTCCCGTGACGTAAAAGATTTTGCGAATATCTATTCCTCCCTGGAAGAAAAAGGCGTTATGTTTATTTCTGTGAAAGAAAGCATTGATACCAACACGCCCATCGGTAAAGCTATCATGTTCATTACCGCTACATTCGCTCAAATGGAACGCGAAACCATTGCCGCACGTGTTACCGACAATATGACCGGACTTGCCCGCAAAGGGTTCTGGACTGGCGGCAATCCCCCTCTTGGATATGTCCGTGAGCGCATCGAAGTTAATGGTAAAAAACATGTAACCATTGTTACAGAGCAAGAGGGAGCAGCATACGTTGAGTGGATTTTTGACACCTTCCTGGAAAATGGACATTCTTTACAGAGTATGGAAACAGCCTTCAAAAGACAAGGTATACGTACTGTAACCGGCGCCTTTTTTTCCTCTACACAGCTACATCAGATTTTAGTGATGCCGTACTGTGTGGAAGCGACTCCCGAAGTCTATGATTTCTATTCCGCTAAAGGATGTCAAATGGATTCCGATTCCCCTCGCGATATGTGGGATGGGTCACACGGTGTAATGATATACGGTCGCTCCACAGAAAAAAATGGAAAACATACCAAACAGCCCCCCGAAAAATGGATCGTATGCCTTGGTTACCACAAACCTTTTATTTCTGCTGACAAGTGGCTCGCTGTACAAAAACGCTTCAAACAAAATACTTTTAACAAGACTATGAAGTATGATGTTCCGCTGCTTAAAGGTGTATTACGGTGTGCAAATTGCGGCTGCTTAATGTCAGTCTCCAGGAAAAAGAAAAAGGTCGGTGTGACTAGCCACTACTACTGCGCGAAGAGGATGCGCCAGGGAATAGATGCATGTGATATGAGTTTCGTGAAATGCGAAATTTTAGATAACAAAGTGTTAGAGATCTTCCGGGCAATAGAATCTGATCCAGACACCATCCTGCAGTATACCGGAATGAAGCCGGTACATGTAAATCCCCACCA